GGACCAGTAGTAGCATCTCTTAACATGCTGAATGCTGCATCTAATGAAGCCCTTAGCGGAAGGCCAACAGCCTGCCCGCTATAGTCAGCATCCGAATAATTCGGATTGACTAGAGCTGTCATTAGCACTTTTAGCGGACATATACCTTTTTGGTACAATGTCCCTAACAGTGACAGTATTCCCAACGCGAACAGTTTAGTTCCTCTCTGGTTCAATCGAACCAGGTGAGAACTTGCTATTCCGTTTGAGAAAGCATATCTAGATAGTGTGATTGCGAGCAGAGAAGAAGAAGTTATTAGGCCAGAATTACTAAAGCTTAAAGCATTAGCAACCCGTCCTGCAACTCTCCATCCCGCCCGAACCTGAGCTATCGATATACCCGATACTATATGCGGTCCTCAACAAGTTCGTTTGGCAAACTCGAAGACAGGTCGGGAATGAGAAACAATTGATTTACTCAAATTGATTTCACATCCTAACTCTGCCATGATCAAGAGATATTGATCCGCAATAGCGCGATCAAATATAACTAGATCATCTCCGAGAACCTCATATTGAGTATTCCAGAGTGACGAGCCTGTTGCACGAAATGCTGCCAGTTGGACAATCCAGTGGTGGGTTACTGCTAACCCGGCCCACGAGGATAATCCTCCCATAGGTTGCCCTACGGAATACCGATAGACCGTATCCGGATCTAATTTCAATTTCTTAGCTGTTACGCTATTGAAAGAGAAGTTTCGGTCCGTCATAAGGTTAAGCCAGCTTTCTGCCAGACCCTCTTTGTTGAATATAGATTCAATAATTTGGGCAGTCAGTTTAGCCGGCAATCTATCTGTAGCTGCCGTAAGGTCAAAACTATAAGCACACCCGGCTTGTGAAGCTTTGAATTGAGATCGTCTTATTGACTCATCTTGGTCGAATGTTCCATCATTCGGGATTTCCCGAAGTAATGAGAACAATGCTTGATGTAATGGTGCTAACACAGATTGTGTTATACTGTCCATCAAAGCAAACAGTCGGATTTTTCCGGCTGCTTCTTCCTTGATAGCAAATTGAGATAATCCCAATCCTCCAGGTAAGCCATGAGCTCTTAGTGAATCCTTCACCATTAGGTGATCAGACTGACGTAGGGTAAGACCGGTTTTTACACCTGTCATTACTTTATTGTCGTACGCCTTCAGGCGTACCACTAACTCATAGCCCGTCTGGAGAGCCTTCAGAAACGGGGAAGATACTTTAGTTCCAACACTATGCAGGAAATACAGTACCTCTTGCCATAATTGCGGTGCTTGCGTATTCAGTAAGTGGATATCAGTCAAGATTCCTATTGCACTCATTCTATTAGATGGCGAAGCCGATCTAGATAGAACAAAGTCTTTAGGAACCAAATTGTATGATCGAACTTTATTAAAGTTGATCAGCCAATCAAAGAAAAGTAGTTTGTTTCTACTATCCTTGAACTGTCCAATATAGCCATCTAAGGCTTGTTGGTTTCCACTGAACGGTGCGGTAATCGTTTGGAGTTTTAACTCCCCAGGTACTTTTAGTACCCTGTACAGGTTAAATAAACCTGTCCAGAATCGAATTACTCGGATGTCTCCTTTTCTAATTCGGTACCTTTCGGTAACCGGGATTAAACGAGGAAGACCTCCTGCCGTTTTACTATACGCCAAGTCTGCTTTTAGCGCATGTAGGGTCACAAGTCTATCCTGACCCAATTCTTTTTGTATTGCAACAAGCGAGGCTTTTAGCCAAGCGACCGTGGATTTAGATCCATGGGCTGCATTATACTTAAGAACGAAATCAAGGAAAGACTTTGTAAGTCTTATTCTCCAAGCCAGGTGAGCTACCGACCCTTTGCTTAGAACTATGTTCATAGCTAGGGGTTGGTATAAACTCATTCGGATTTTCTCCGACAGCGGTATCATTTTCGTAACTGCTACATATCTTGACTTAATTGCGCTAAGAATGTTAAATAATGTTTTATTGTTTTTCATTGTTAGTTGTAAGTAAGTGTGGGGGCTTTCCCCAACTAAGCCAATTTCCTATACACTAGGAAGAAAGTAACACTGTGGTATTAATTACAGTGGCGGGTCCTGAACTGGAGTTCCGAACAGGATTCCTTTTCTACCCGTAGGTAG